TTTCCGACGAGTGTCTGGCAATGACACGGCGCGATAATGAGGCGGCCATCGAGCGGCTCAAGGTCTGCCGCTGCGAAAACGTCTGGCCGACCGGATATGAAGAGATTCGGACGCTTGAAATATTTTGACGTGTCGAGGCAAGAGAAGGCCATGCCCTGTTTGGCCGGGCTGGGCGGGGCGTTGCATGGCAAGGTATTCGTATAGCCCGCCTGCCAACGTGTTTTGCGTTGGCGTATCGTTACACCTCGGACGGGTCTTGTGGCCCCGGCAGGTCCCATTGCCTTAAAGCGATCTTGTGCCGGCTGCCGCCGTCCGAGGCCCCCTTGGCCGGAAACGGTTTTTCATCGGTGATGGAGTACCGATGAGGCGGGTTCGACTCCCGCACCGGCCCCTGAAGACTGGCCAGTCAACTAACAATATTCAGAAAAACAACACTCAGAAGAAAGGAATTGTATCCCATGAATGTACTGGAATCGGTATTGAATCAATCCCATGCCCGCGCTCCCAAGGGCATCGTGTACGGTCCGCCGGGTGTGGGCAAGACGCATTTCGGGGCCGGGACGGACAGGCCGCTGCTGATCGACTGTGAAAACGGCGCCGCCTATGTCGCCTGCGACCGCACGCCGTACCTGACCGACTGGGACAACATCAAGGACTGGCTGGACGGTTTGGTCCGTTCGGAGCATCCGTATCAGACGGTGGTCATCGATTCGATTGACTGGTTATTGCGGCGTCTGGAAGAGCGGGTCGCCGGGGTCAACAGTGCGGGCAAGAACATGGACAACACGCTGAATCGCTGTCACGGCGGCTATGGCAACGGCAAGCTGGTTCTGCGCAACTATGTGTATCAGTACCTTTTGCCGACGCTGGATGCCTTGGTCAATCGGGGCATCTCGGTGGTCTTGTTGGCGCATGCCTCACGTCGTCAGGTGACGACGCTGGAGGGGCTGACGGTGGAAAAATCCGCCCCGGAAATCCATCCCGACCTGATCAATACGTTTGTGGAGTGGTCGGACTTTGTCGGCGCTGCCCAGCGGGAAGGCCAGATACGGGTGCTTGTCCTCAACGAGACCTCGCTGGTTCTGGCCAAAAACCGGTACGGTATTGCCGGTGCGATTGCACTGGATTGGAAGGCGCTGATGAATGCCATGAACCACCAACCGAGTGCTGACGGTTCAGCCGCATAACCCCGACACGCTATCGCCAAGACACTGACAAACAAAAAGAACAGATTCAAAACAGGAGAGATATCACAATGGCAACGCTGAATTTCAATGCAGGTGAAGTGGAACCGAATGCCGGGTTTGACCCGATTCCGGCGGATAAATATGTCGCGATGATGACCGGCTCCCAGATGAAGCCGACCAAAAACGGCGATGGCAGTTATCTGGAACTGGAGTTTACGGTGCTGGAAGGCCAGTACAAGGACCGCAAGCTCTGGGACCGGTTGTGCCTGAACCACCCCAACCCCGAGACGGTCAAGATTGCCCGCGGCACCCTGTCGGCCCTGTGCCGGGCGGTGGGCGTGATGCAGCCACGGGACAGCGCCGACTTGCACAATTTGCCGCTGCTTGTCACGGTGCGGCTGAAAAAACGCAAGGACACCGATGAACTGGTCAATGAAGTCAAGGGGTATGCCGCCCGCAAAAGCACGGTGACCCAAGCCCCACAGGCTCCGCAGACCAGCACGACACCGCCGTGGAGGCGCTAAATTTCAAGAACCATGTTGTCCGGTCCGGTTGGGTAGTGCCGGGTTGGGTTTGGCGAGGCAAAGCAATTTTGTTAAGGACGAATCGATGAAAACTGTAGAAGTGATGATTGAGGGTGTAACCCCTCTCTTGATGAATCGTTTTACCGAAGACAATGAAGTGAAGATTTCCGCGGGCGTATCCGGTACCACTGTCGGCAACAAAGGGACGCCCAGAGAGCAGGCCGCCAAAACGGCTTATAGGGACAATGACGGGATGCTCTATGTGCCCGGCCCCAACGTCTTTAGAAGTATTATCGAGGCCGGTAAATATCATAAGGCCGGAAAGAGCAAGGTGACCACCCAGAAAAGCAGTATGATTCCGGCCGGCATATCACTGAATGGCGTTGTGCTTCCCTTAGGGACCAGCGTGTTTGAGGTAGATTCCCGTTCTGTTGTAATTCCCAGTACCGGCGGGCGGATTATGAAACACCGTGCTCGACTGGATTCATGGAAGCTCAAATTTACATTGGAAATCGATGAAACGATGTTCGGCGTAAGTTTTGTACGGCAATTGGTAGATGATGCGGGCAGACGCATTGGCCTGGGGGATTACCGACCGGACCGCAAGGGACCATTTGGTAAATTCGTTGTGATTCATTGGCAGGAACTATAACGCTGCATGACATGGCTCGGCAAGGCAAGGGATTTTTCTATGGATAGAAAACGAAAAGGGACAAGATTAGAACACAAGACTATTAAGATGCTCAAGGCCGCCGGGTACACCTGTACCCGGTCGGCTGGCTCAAAGGGCATTTTCGACGTCATCGCCATCAATCCGCTGGGACTGCGGTGTCTGCAAATCAAAGCCAATCGCTGGCCGGGGCCGGAGGAGCGTGAGAGTCTGCGAGATGCAGCCCGCGGGATGCCGCCGAATGCCTTTGTAGAAGTGTGGCGATGGGATGACGGCGCAAGAAAACCGCTGATTAAATCGGTGGACGAACTGGGAATTTAGCACAGGAAGACAAACGATGAATACACAGACCTTACCTTTAAAGCAAATCCGTATCGACGGCGGCACGCAGCCGCGGGTCGAGATCAATGAAGAGGTCGTCGCCGAGTATGCCGAGCAGCTGCGGCAAGGCGCAGCGTTCCCGCCCGTGACGGTGTTTTTTGACGGGGCGGCCTGGTGGCTGGCCGATGGGTTTCACCGGTACCATGCGCATCGGCGGGTCGGGCGTGAGACGATGGTTGCCGACCTGCACGATGGCGGTTTGCGCGAGGCCATCCTGTACTCGGTGGGCGCCAATACCGAGCACGGCCTGCGTCGCACCAATGAGGACAAACGCAAAGCGGTCCAGACGATGCTGACCCATGAGATAGCCTCGATGGATGAGAATGGAAACTCGTGGGCCAATCGCGACATTGCTCGGCGGTGCTGTGTTGATGAGAAGATGGTACGACGGATTCGTGAAATTCTAACTGCGGCTAAGCCGCAGTTAGAAAATGCAAAAATATCTTACACCACCAAACACGGAACAAAAGCCACTATGAACACCGCCAAAATCGGCAGATCCCAATCCAAACGCAAAAAGCAGTACGGCGGGATTTCACCGCATGCGTTCAAGCCTGTTCGGACAAGCGAACCTTACGAGCCTAAGGCCGCGATTGACTTGCCCTACAAACCGTTTTATGCCGCCAACGCCATCATCAGTGTGATGGGCCAGGAACTGGCGGTTGAGATTGCAGAACAGATTCTCCAGATTACGAAAGGAAGCGAATAATGGCGACGACCCATACAATTTACAGCGAAATGATAACGGTCACCCCGGAGCTGGCCCTGGAATGGCTGGAAAACGCCAATACACGGAACCGCCCGCTGTCACAGAACCATATCAATAAATTGGCGCGGGATATGAAGAACGGACATTGGAAACTGACCCATGAGGGAATTGCGTTTGACCCCAGCGGTGTCCTGCTGGACGGTCAGCATCGGCTCTGGGCAATTGTTGAGTCCCAGACAACCCAATCCATGATGGTGTTCTTTAACATTCCCAAAGAGTCGGTCCTGTTTATTGACAGTGGACGAAGCCGCACGGTGGTGGACATCCTGAAGCTGGCCAATCGGGACGGCCATGTCTCCAGCCACCATACCTCGACGCTGCGGGCAATGCTGGGCGGGTTTGGCACACCGCCGACGCTGACGGTGCAGGAGACATCCGAGTTGCTGGCCAAACACCGACCAGCGGTCGAATTTGCGGTCAAGCATCTTTCCTGCGGCCAGGTCAAGGGTATCTGTAACGCCACCACACGGGCGGTCATTGCCCGGGCGTGGTACTCGGCCGACCATGACCGGCTCATTCAGTTTTGCGATATCCTGACCAGCGGGATTGTCGGGCATATTCCCTCGGCGATAGTCATTGTTGCGCTGCGTCAGTCGCTGATGATGACCCAGGACGGCTCAGCGGCAGCGCGGCGTCAGCGGTACGGCAAGACCCAGCGGGCGCTGCGGGCGTTCCTGAATGACGAACCGGTCGGCAAACTCGTCTGTTCGACCAGGGAACTGTATCCCTTGCCTGACGAAAAGAGAAAAACCGCATGAGGTATGAAAAGCTCTTTCCGACGTTGCTGATTGTGCTGGATATCTGTGCGGCGATTGGCTATGTGCCCTCCGGCGATTGGCGAAAAGTCATCTATTGGCTGGCGGCGGCCATTTTAACGACGTGTGTGACGTACTGACGATGCAATTGCGCGACTATCAACAAGAGGCCGTGAATGCGGTGTATGACTATCTCCGGAACCGGGAGGGCAACCCGTGTGTTGTCATCCCGACCGGAGGGGGAAAAACCCCGGTGTTGGCAACGATCTGCAGTGATGCGATCAATCTGTGGGACGGCCGTGTGCTGGTCTTGGCGCACGTCAAGGAACTGCTGGAGCAGACGGCCGGCACGTTAAGCCGCGTCGCGCCGGAGTTGGATATCGGCGTCTATTCGGCGGGACTGAATCGGCGGGATACCGACCACAGTGTGATTGTGGCCGGTATCCAATCGGTCTATAAACGGGCCTGTGATTTGGGGGCGTTTGACCTGATTATCGTCGATGAGGCGCACACCATACCGCCGGACGGTGAAGGAAGATATCGGTCTTTCCTGAAGGACATACAGGAACTTAACCCACATCTGCGATTGATTGGACTGACGGCCACGCCGTACCGGATGACAACCGGCATGATTTGTGCTCCCGACAATCTGCTGACCGACATCTGCTATGAGGTCGGCGTGCGGGAGTTGATTGTGCAGGGGTTCTTGTGCCCCCTCAAGAGCAAGGCCGGAAAGCAGAAAGCCGACACATCGGGCTTGCATCTTCGGGGCGGTGAGTTTATCGCCTCGGAGGTTGAAACCCTGATGGACGATGACCGGCTGGTCTCATCGGCGTGTACGGAGATTATCGAGCAGACCGCCGACCGCAATAGCGTGCTCATCTTTGCCGCCGGCGTCGGCCATGCCCGGCATATTCAAACGCTTCTGCAGCAGCGCAGCCAACAGGAGGTTGGGCTGGTCACCGGCGATACCCCTGCGGGTGAACGTACAGAATTGCTGACACGATTTAAGGGCCAAACGGTCAAATCAGACATGTTTGGGGGCGTCAAATCGCCCTTGAAATACCTGGTCAATGTCAATGTCTTGACGACCGGCTTTGATGCGCCCAACGTCGATTGTGTCGTACTACTTCGTCCGACCAACTCGCCGGGACTTTATTACCAGATGACAGGGAGAGGATTCCGGCTTCATCCAGCCAAGATCGACTGCCTGGTGTTGGACTTTGGCGGCAACATCCTCCGTCACGGCCCGGTCGATGCCCTGCAAATCAAAGAACGCGACAGCGGCACCGGGGATGCCCCCGCCAAAGAGTGTCCCGACTGCCATGCGGTCATCCATGCGGCCTATTCGGTCTGTCCGGAGTGCGGACACGCCTTCCCGCCCCCGGAACGTGAAAAACACGAAGACAAGGCCTCGACGGCCGGCGTTCTGTCCGGTCAGGTCCAGGACACCGAGTACAAGGTCTATGACACGCGATACAGCATGCATGTTAAACGCAATGCTGAACCCGGCACGCCGCCGACCCTGCGGGTCGAGTACGAATTGGGCTTTCGGTACTGGCAATCCGAGTGGATTTGTTTTGAGCATAGCGGCTATGCCCGCACCAAGGCCGAGACGTGGTGGAAGGCACGTAGCCATGAACCGGTACCCGACACCGTCGAGGCTGCACTGGCGATGATTGAGGCTGCAGGATTGGCCGAGACCGAAGCGGTTACCGTTCGCAGTGTCAGCGGTGAAAAATATGACCGGATTATCCGTTATCAGTTAGGCCCCAAGCCCCCGCGGCTGGACGGTTCAGATGAGCGGGACGATGTGTCGTTGCCCGAACATGCCTGGCCGGGAGATGACATCCCATTTTAAGGAGATTAATCCAATGACCACATATTTTAAGGGCGCGTTTTCTCGTTGTTCCTGGTGCGGTGGGCGCGGATGCAACCAGTGTCCTCTGGAACGCCAAAAGTTCGAAGCACAATTGCCGCAGCCTCTGTTTACCGCCGACGTCAATGATCCCGGCGATATGGAACTGCTCAAAGAGGTCTTCGGACGAGAGGCCTTAGAGCACGCCTTCGGTCCCGATGGCGGCGGTATGCCGGGAATCGAGCAGGCCGCCGCGATGGCGTCATTGAAACAGATGATGCGAAAGCAGAGCCTGTAAATCCTTGGTCTGACCCGTGGACGTCTGAAGTGATAGAATTTGCCAAACAATACCTCAATGCCGGCTTGTCCGTCCTGCCCGCCAAACGCGCAGACAAGCGCCCTGCCGTCGGCTCCTGGAAGGCGTACCAGTACCACCTGCCCACGCTGACGGAGGTGGATGCGTGGTTCAGCAATCCGCAGGACGGCCTCTGCATCATTGCAGGCGCTGTCAGCGGCCATCTGGAGATGATTGATTTTGACAATGGCGGCGAGTTGTTTGACGCCTGGCATCAGCAGATTCCCGCCGAGCTTTTCAATCGTCTGGTCATCGAGCAGTCGCCCTCGGGCGGCTGGCATGTGGTCTATCGCTGCCAGAATCCCGTGGACGGCTCGATGAAGCTGGCCGAGCGCAAAACGGACGGTAAGGTCAAAACCCTCATCGAGACCCGCGGGGAAGGCGGGCTATTCCTCTGTGCGCCGACGGACGGGTACGAATTGATGCAGGGGGAGTTTTCCGCTGTCCCTGTGCTTTCCGATACGCAGCGCCAGGTGCTTCTGGACGCGGCCTACGCGCTCAACGAGTATGTCCCCGCCCCGGCACCGCTGCCGACCCCGTCAGACCCCGGCGATTGGTCATCCCTGCGTCCCGGCGACGATTACAACGTCCGCGGGGATGTAGAGGCGCTTTTGCAAAAACACGGCTGGCACTATGTCGGAGCCGATGATACCAACCAGAAGTGGCGCAGGCCGGGAAAATCAGCCGGTATCTCGGCCACGCTGCACCGCACGGACAGGGTGTTTTATCCCTTCAGTACCAATTGTGCACCGTTTCAGCATCGGACAGGCTATTCGCCCTTTCAGGTCTATGCGACGCTCGAACACAACGCCGATTACAGCAAGGCGGCGGCGGATTTGGCCCGGCAGGGGTATGGCCAAAAACCCTCTATTCATTCTGCATCCGCCGATGACGTCGATATCTCCGGGATTGTCGGCGGTGATGATACCGATGACGATGAGACGTTCATCTCCAAAATCCGCTGGAATGGGCTTCGGATAAAGACCCTCGCCGAGATGGAGGCATCCTTCCAGGGGCTGAACAAACCTATTATCCACGGCTTGCTGCGGGAAGGCGAAACGATGAACATCATCGCCGCCCCCAAGGTCGGCAAGTCCTGGCTGGTCAATTCCCTGTCGATTTCCATCGCCTCCGGCCTGGACTGGCTGGGGTTTAAGGTCGATTCCGGTCGTGTGCTGCTCATCGACAACGAGCTGCATGAAAATACGACGACCTACCGCTATAAAGAGGTCTCCCGCGCGATGGCGTTTGAGACGCGGTACTATAACAAGAACCTGACCAACATCCCCCTGCGCGGTCATCTGCAGGATTTGCACGCCCTCAAGGAATTGTTTGCCGAGTTTCGGCCGGGCCTGTTTAAGGTCATTATCATCGATGCGTTTTACCGCATCCTGCCGGACGGGACCGACGAAAACGACAACGGCGCGATTGCCAAGCTCTACAATTCGCTGGATATCTATGCCGCCCAGCTCAAGTGTGCGTTTATTCTCATCCATCATACCAGCAAGGGCAACCAGGCCAACAAGAGCGTTACCGATGTCGGCGCTGGGGCCGGCGCTCAATCACGGGCGGTCGATACGCATCTGACGCTGCGGGCGCATGAAGATGACGACACGGTCGTCATGGATGCGGCGACACGCTCCTGGCCGCCCTTAAAGTCGGTGGTCCTGCGAAAGCAGCATCCGCTGTTTGAGGTGGACCGCAACGCCGATCCGACAGCGCTGCAGGGCGCTGAAAAGAAGCGTGAACCTAAAAAACAATTCACGCTGGAGGAATTTGTCGAGACCTGCGTTGCAAAGAATGATCCCTGTTCATTGTGTTCTGTCGTCTATGAGGCCGACCAGTTCTACGGCCTGTCCGAATACAAGACCAAGGAGATGCTTGAGGCCGCACAGGAACGCAAACTGCTTGTCCGCATGAAGATCGGCTCAAAAATGAAATACATCAAAAATCGCGACGGGTTCGGCAACGAAAAAGGCCAGTGGGCCGCGGCGTTATTGATTCATAACCCGACGATGGATGTGCAGGAAATCGCCGACCAAGTCGGCGTTTCACGCCAGTATGTCTATCAACTTCGCCAGCAGATTTCGTGTCAACAAACTGTCAACTGGGAAAAAGTTACTTGACAATCAGTTGACAAAAACGGACCCGCCAGAAATTCATAACACGCTTAAAAATAAGAACTTAAAAACAGGACAAAACAGGTTTCAAATGAAACTGAAAAAAACAATTTTTTTTCACTTTAGTTTCACGAGCACAAAATTCGTAACGCACACAAAAATAAGAACTTATGCGTTTTTGAGTTGTCAACAAACGTGTCAACTAAAGTGACGTCCCCCTAAAGGGGGAGATGCGGGGCGTCTGAAACGCCCCCGCATCGCCCCTGAGATTTAGGGTCAGCGGTACAAAAAAACACAACGAATTTTTGCGAAAGGATTCACACCATGTCAACAACGCAGCACTGTTTTGAGTGTCGGTATTTTTCGCCGACAGGTGAGCACTCGGATGTCGTTGAGGCAACGACAAAAGGTCAATGCCGAAAACTTCCACCGCGTCCTCTCGGCGCAACCCCACACAACACCCCGAACGCTGAACGGACCGGATGGCCAATCGTCTTTGCCGGTGAATGGTGCGGCGAATTTCAACCGCGTATGCGATGCCACAATGGCAGTGCAAAACGTCAACCGTGCGGAAGCGTGTCGAAATGCACGGAACGCTGTAGCAAACGACACGAAAGCCGGTCGGTTTGCAATGGCAAAATGGCAGAGGAAAATTTCACTGAAAAATCGTGTGTGTGCAAAGTGGGTCGAAAGGACACAAACTTTGTGCAAAAAGACACGAAAGCCGGTTGTTTTGCAATGGTTCCTTCCTGTCAAAATGGCAGGTGATGCCGCGGGGAACAATCACGGTGTTAGACAGAGTTTGTTTTACGTGTCCGGTTTTTTTCAGGATGCAAAATAACGCCCCGGTTTGCCCGTGTTGAGCGATGGCGGCAGGATGCGGCAACCCCGCAACACGCACCGGATCGCCGCTCAGGGCGCAACCTGGGCGGCCGTAACGAAAGCAAGTATTCACTGACCCTTTTTTGGAGATTCGTATGAATAGTAAATTTGCCATTGAGTTTCGCAGTATCGACAGCATTCGCCCCTATGAGAAAAACCCTCGCCAAAACGACACCGCTGTCGATGCGGTGGCGGCGTCGCTGAAGGAGTTTGGTTTCAGACAGCCGATTGTCGTGGATGGCGATGGCGTGATTATCTGCGGCCACACACGTTTGAAGGCCGCCCAGAAGCTGGAACTGACCAAGGTGCCCGTCCATGTGGCCAAAGACCTGACACCCGAGCAGGTCAAGGCGCTTCGGATTGCGGACAACAAGACGTCCGACTTATCGGATTGGGATTATGACATCCTGCCGATTGAGCTGTCGGAGCTTCAGGATTCCGGGTTTGATTTGGGTCTGCTGGCGTTTGACGAGGATGAACTGGCCAAACTGCTGGCGGTCGAGCCGACCGAAGGCTTGACTGACGACGATGCCGTTCCGGAACCGCCGGCCGAACCGATTACTCAGCCAGGTGACCTGTGGCTCTTGAACGCGTATTGGGAATGCGAGGACTGCGGCAAGCGATATGACTACGATGAGGGCAAGACGATGGTCGATGCCGGGAAGGAGTGCGCCTGTGGGACAGCTTAAACTCAAATCCCAACATCGGATTCTGTGCGGCGATGCAACCCGCGCCGAGGCCGTCGAGCGGCTGATGGACGGGCAGACAGCGGCGCTGTGTTTTACCAGTCCGCCATACAATGCGGGCAACAACTCGCTCGGCGGTAATAAATCCATGAAGGACTCCAAGTATCTCAACGATGACGACGACCGGCCGCAGGATGAATACCGCCAGTTTCTGGAACAATTCACGGCGAGTGCCTTGAAGGTCTGCCGGACGGTGGCGGTCAATCTGCAATCGCTGGCGGGTAACAAGGTCGCTATCCTGGAATGGATTTACACCTTCCGGACTCACTTTGTCGACCGGATGGTCTGGTACAAGGGGGGCGGTCAACCGGCCATCGCCGCCAATGTGATGAATTCACGGTTCGAGGACGTGTGGATTCTGTCACCGGACAAGAACCCCAAACGATGCATCCCAACCGGACGGTTCCAATCGACCGTGCCGAACGTTTATGAGGGACGCGGCGCATCGGGCGAGAACACCGAGAAGGCCGTCCATGCAGCGACGATGCCGATGCACTTTGCGGTCCATGCGCTGCAGTCGTTTGACGGCACCGGCGGCATTGTCTTTGAGCCGTTCTGCGGGTCGGGCACCACGGTCATCGCCGCTGAAAAACTCAAACGGCGGTGCTTTGCGATAGAACTGGACCCGACCTACTGCGATGTGGCGGTCAAACGATACGAAGAGTTTACAGGAAAAAAGGTGGTACGTTATGGGAAAGCTTAATCTGAAATCCGAACACAGGCTGTTGTGCGGCGACTCGACCAATGCCGAGGATGTCAAACGCTTAATGAATGGCGACAAAGCCGACTTGGTTTTTAGCGATCCGCCGTATTGTGTCAACTATGTCGGCGGTACCAATGAGCAATTGACCATCCAGAACGACAATATGAGCGAGGATGAATACATCGCGTTTATGGATGCGTTCTTTTCGCGGTTTCGTGAAGCGGTCAAGGAGACGGCATCGCTGTACATCTGTCATGCCTCTCAATGGCAATTGGAAACGGAACTGTCACTGCGCCGGGCGGGGTTTGAGGTTCGCAACCCCATCATCTGGGCAAAGAACTGCGGCGCGTTTGGATTTGCGCGATATAAATTTCAGCATGAGCCGATATTTTACTGTCACGTCAAGGGCCAAAGCGACAAATGGTATGGCGACCTGACGCAAACAACGGTCTGGCAGGAAAAAAAGCCCGCTGCCAATCGCCTGCACCCGACGATGAAACCGGTCGAGATTGTCCAGCGTGCCGTCGTCAACAGTTCCAAACGCGGCGACATTGTGCTGGATTTGTTTATGGGGTCGGGTACGACGCTGATTGCGGCCCAGACCCTGGAACGGCGCTGCTATGGGATGGAGCTTGACCCGGTTTACGCCGATGTCGTGGTCACGCGGTGGGAACAGTTTACGGGCAAGAAGGCCGTGCGGATCAGTGACAAAACCCCGGATAATGCCGAGGTCTGTCAGAAGGTCGAGGTATAGCGGTGGTGTTATTGCATTCGCAATCCAAATTGCCCGCGCCCGACCTTCTCGAAGCGGGCGGCGTCGCCTTTTTTCTTGATCTCTGTACCAATGGCGGCGTGGAGAGTGTTGGCCGGGGTCTTTCCGCCCTGGGACGGTTTCCAATAGCCCTCGGCCGTCATCGCGTCAATCATCTGCTTGCAGTTGAGCGGCACTTTGGCCTCGGCCAGCACCTTGGCGGCCGCATCCAGCGCCGACAGGGGTTTGGCACGGAACGGCGCAGGGTCGACCGTGGCGGGCGTTGTTGCGGGCTTGGGCTGTTTGTCCGCCTTGGGGTTGTGCGGCCCCACGATGCGGTCGGCGGACTTGATGACCACCGTCTTGCTGGTTGCCAGCGTGACCGCCTCAAATCCGCCGGTGGGGATAGGTTTTGTGATCCGCACCGCCGAGGTGTTTTTGCCGACCTTGATGTCATAGACGTTGCCGATTTTGATGTGTTCGAGCTTCATTGTCCTGTTCCTTTCGAAAAAAAATGGGGTTCCTTAACGTTTCTTTGTACCGGGGTTGTACCGCCTTACGATGCGGTCAGCGCTGCGAATGCGGATGTCTTTGTCGCCGGCTACGGTGATGGCGTCAAATCCACCCTTGCCGTCCCGGGCCGGTTGCATTATCCGCACCACCGTGGTACGGCCGCCGACTTTGACGTCGTAAAATCCGCCGAGCTGGATGTCCTGTGCTTTCATGGGTCTGATCCTTTGCAAAAAATGTTAGTCCATAAAATGTTGGGCTCTTCGGAATAATTTGTGGGTAAAAATAATGGGAATCGCCTTCGGCGATGCTGATTTATGCTTTTCAAACACCCCCCAACCGAAGCCAGATTTT